CTTATTTGTTATTACTTATTTGTTATTACTTATTTGTTATTACTTATTACTTCTTACTTCTCATTGCTTATTCTGATAAGAAAGAATTTTGTTAATTTCAGACCGAATATCTTTCTCTGAAAGATCGAGGGTATTTAATCCATAAACATTCGCTAAAATCAACATATCATTATTAGATAAATCATCGGTATAATATTCTGTGAACAAATCGATGGATTTATCTGTATTTTCTTGTTCTTCAAAACTATCCAAATTCTCGCTCCCATAGAAAACAAATTTTTCTATTATTTCTAGAGGACAATCCGTCCAACCCTGAATATCAAAATGAACCCGACCGTCAGCTCGAACTTCCTCAATACGACAATCTTGTTTGAAAACATGTATTTGATACTGATGAAGTTTCGAATGTAGAGGAGGAGAAGGGGGGAGATATTCAAAAACAACATCTCCTTCCTTCTTTCCGTTATTATCTGTGATGTTAACCATAAGAAAAAGGATTAAAGGATACTCTCCTGGATTCTCGGGATTAGATGGACCTGCATCTACCATCAAGATAGTATAAATGTCTTTATCTGACATTTCACATTCGAATACATAAGTATCTGATAAATCCTTAGTAGGAAGCAATTCTCCTTCTTGTACTTGATAATTTCCTATTTCTACATACATCTTTTTAGAGATGTATGATATTATTTTGATATGTAATTGGCTTTATTGGGAGTTTTTATAACGCCTTGCCTTCCTCCGTTTATTTTTGCTGACTCGTTTCCATTCTTTGTCTTCTTTTATTTCTCCGCTGTCGTATGAAATAGGAGAATTTTCTGAAGATGTGATTGTTGTAAAGGTTGAAGGAATTTCAGGTAGAGATTCGGCAATAGAATGTCCTTCCTTGTCATCATCGACCGAAATATCACCCAAAATGTCACCTTTCAAATCTTCATACCCACTTCGAATACATTCTATCTGCGAATCTGTATAATCTATTTCCGATAGATAGTTCAACCATTCCCTATCATGTTCTGGGTGACACCGATAATGCTCTTGAATCTTCTGAACTCGTTTTTCATAAGATTTTTTCGTTGCTTCGAGTTTCTTTTCCGCCATTCGCAAACGAGTGTAATTTTGGAGGGTTAATAACCACTGTTGTTTGTAGTAAGAAATATCATCAGGATCAAGTTCCTTTTCCTGTTCTTGTAGGATAGATTGTTCTTCCTCGTATTTTTTGGCGTAGTAATCTTGTTGTTTCTTAAATTCTTGATTTTCAAACTCGACCAATTTTCCGTTAGCATCTTGTTTAATAACTGTAGTATGTTCTGAATCCGGAACTTCCCTCAATTCGGTCCAGCGACATAATTGTACAGCACATGTTCTACTCCCAGTGGATTGAGTAATAAATTCTGCTCTTTTTTCCGCTCGAGATTGGTTAGGGTAAACGCCTAAAAGAATGAAAAGTCCGTAAAGATTATCCGGATGTCCATCTTCTTTACATATATCTCGATTTAAAACATAACTATATACACCCCACGATCCCTCTTGTCCATCCGGAGGTGCTAATTTGCACAGAGCTTTCAGAGAATTTACTGTTGCACGAGAAGGCTTTTTAGTATAAGAAATTGCTGGTTTACTCAAATCGTCCATTTTTTTTTACTTGGATGCTTTTCTTAAGCATTTTTGAATCAATTGTCTAGATATTTCCACACAATACTCAAAGGAAGGATTTAAATTGCTAAAAGAAGCTTTTAATAACACAAGAATAGTATACGCGAGATTATAGATAGTAGGAAACAATTTAAGATTGATTAAATGGCGTTGTAATGATTCAGATACCCGGTTATAGATATCATCATCTTTTCCTATGGAAATAAATCCCATAGGATCTACATTTCTGAAAATTTCTTGTGTTTCGGAAAGAACTATTACATTCATTTCTTCGATCTTGCTTAAATATTGCATTTCATTTTGATAAATGGATGATTCAAAACAAAAGGAAAATAAAAAGTTGATCTTAGTAACTGGAGGAGCTGGATATATAGGTTCTCATACCGTTTTGGAATTACTTAGAAATGGTAAGATTGTCCTAGTGATAGACAATCTTTCTACTTCTGATAAACAAAATTACATACGATTATCCAAACTGTATCCCTATACTCTGTCCTTTAAAAAACAAGATTTGAGGGATAAAGATATGTTGATTCAACTTTTTGACCATTATTCTATTGAAACTGTAATCCACTTTGCTGGATACAAATCAGTGGGAGAATCTGTTAGAGAACCTTTAAAATATTACAACAACAATATTTATTCTACTGTGGTCTTATTAGAAGTGATGAAGATGTTTGGAGTGAAAAATATAATTTTTTCCTCTTCAGCTTCGGTTTATGGTATACCTATGAAAATGCCAATAACCGAATCACATTCTCTTAACCCTCAAAGCCCTTATGGAAAAACCAAGTATTTCTTAGAAGAAATACTCAAAGATGTAGCTCATTCCGATCCCGAATTTAATTGTGTGATTTTGAGATATTTTAATCCAGTAGGATCAGATTCATCCAAAATTCTCTATGAAGAACCCAAAGGAAACCCGGAAAATCTGATGCCTTATATCGTTAAAGTTATACGAGGTGAATATCCTCACTTAAATATATTTGGAAATAATTACGAGACAGAGGACGGAACCGGGGTTCGGGATTATATTCATATCACTGACCTGGCTAAGGGACATTTAGCTGCCTTAAATGTATTTAGGAATAAGAATGATGATCAAAATTTGTATATTTACAATTTAGGAACCGGTAATGGATATTCTGTCAAAGAAATAGTTCGAACTATGGAAAAAATATCGGGGTTTATACCAGTTAAAATAACGAATCGAAGACCTGGAGATGTACCTGCATGTTATGCGGATGCGAGTAAAGCGTGGAAAGAACTTGGTTGGAAAGCGGAACTTGAACTTGAACGAATGTGTCAAGATTCTATCTAAAAATGTAAACGTATTGTACTTACTAGAACAAGGACTTGATGCAAATTCTGCCCTGCGTAATGCTGCTAGAGCAGGTCATTTAGATATAGTTATGTTAGCAATTGATAAAGGTGCTTGTGAGTTTTCGGAGGCGATACATTGTGCCATCAATAAAAAAACATGTACATATTGAAGACTTTTTAAGCCATAAGGTTGAAGAATTATACAGAGAATAAAATTGATTTTTTAAAGGGAATAATGTGGATAAAAAATATGAGCAGCGAACATTCGTCCAACACGACATCATCATCCAGGCAATATAAACTTGTTGCGAAAGACACCAACGGGGATCTCGATAAGAGGAAATTAGCGGAAATAGCAGGAATTCCATTTACAGACGGATGGTCGGTCTTTGATAGCAATGAAGAAAAAGGCCTCTATCTTCTACATTCTGATGTAGAACCCAAACGGACCGGTCTTCCGAGAGGAATTGTGGTGGATTTGAAAAGAGGAACGAGGGTCTGTTCCTCTTTTGGTTTTACACCTACAGCTCCCGTGGATTGTTTGTCTCGTATTCCAGGGACAGACGGGGATCTGGCGGTGACCGATGAACATTTAAACCAACATATGTTTAAACACAACCATTATTCTATAACTCCAGCTTATGAAGGTGTAATTGTTCGTGTCTTCAAACACGATGGAATTGTATACTTTTCTACCCACAAGAAATTGGATTGTTCCCGATCTAGATGGGGCAGATCGGATTATTTCCTTGATATTTACAAAAATCTTGGTGGTCCAAGCGGTTCCGATCTCTTTCCAGAGGATGTTTTGTATTCACCTTGGTGTTACATTTTTCTATTGGTAGATCGAGAACTTTTGGTAGCTACCAAGCAAGATATTGGGGTGGGTTACATAGTGGATTTAGGAATCCAGAAAATGTGGGAATATGGCCCAGAAGGTCCATTCAAAACCACTAAAGACGACGATGAAGACTCGAGGACTTTTGCGGGTCCTGAACATAGACGATATAGTTCAGTATCAACTTTAGATGACAAGTTACATTTTACGGGAGGCGAAAAATCTTTCATTATTCGACCTTGCCAACTATCACTCGAGGAAGCCAACCGATTTCTAAAGCATGGATATTTAAATGAGAGTGAAGAAATCAGATCTAGATTTTCTGGTGAATCTGTAATACTTTACCAGTACGATGATACTGGAAGATTATCTGATTCTGTGCGAGTGCAATCGCAAGGCTACCACTGGCGTGTTAGGATGCGAGGTGATAATCCTAACCTTCGCCACCGTTTTTACCAATTGTTAACCGATGCTTTGAAGCCAGATACTATTGATTCGCTTTTAAATATGTATCCACTCTTTCATCGAGAAGAAAAACGGGATAAGTGTCGATATGCTAATTGGAAAATCTGGGTAAATCACTGCGGACAATCCATAGAACTCGATCTTAGACAAACAGACGATCGTATCTTCTTGGTTTATGTAACATTCTATGAATCTCTTCCTGCTTCCCAAAAATCTGAAGGTTTGAGGTTGTGGGATGATTTCAAGAAGGATCGAGAAGATGTTACAGCGTGGATACAGAGTTTGGCAAGTGGTGAAACGGCGCCCCCAAAAGATGAAGATGGAAATCCGTGTTTAACCCCGCGATTGCAGAATATTTTGAGGTTGACTAAGGAACATGCTGTAAATCGGCAGAGACAAGCAAGAGATAGAAATAGATACGGAAAACGAATGAGATACGAGTTTTTAGTGAAAGCGAATATCAGAAATCTCATTCTACGTGAAAGTGGAACCAGTTTGTTTCGATTGATTCGTGAAATGCGACGAGCCCAGAGATCCGTATAATCGTATAATCGTATAATCCGTATAATCCGTATAATCCGTATAATCGTAAATGCAACACATCTACTAACACATAATAAAATATATATATATATATATTAAATATATATTTATTTAATATATATATTTATTGCCATATTTGACCGAAAAACTTCGTGGAAGAAAAGAAAATATTTTTTGGCGTTATAAAAATGCATTACTATTGGGCTTATGGATTAGCTTTACTTCTTATTGTTCTCCTTTTTATTGCTGCTATATACATTGCTCATGAAGAAAACCAAGAAAACCAAGAAGATAAAAAAGATAGAAGGTTACGAAATAAATCAAATTTACTCAGACCTCGTAAAACCCCTTTTGTCCAGCTTCCTTTGGATTTCGGCGCTTTGTAATTAATAAAACAAATAAATCAAATCGTAAAAATATGTATATTAAATACATATTTTTGTAATTCTAGATCTTCTCAAATTCTCAAGATTTTGTAGAATTTACAGAAGAAAGATGTTTTTGATGATGATAACGACACATCACTGTGTAAGATTCAGAACCACCCACTAAAATTTGCGATCCTTTCGATGCCACCAATCTTGCGCTGAAGGGAGCATTCGCGGTGATGGATCTCATACCTCTAAATCCAGACTTTCTCAATTCTTCCAAACAAACCGTACACTGAGCTTGTAATTTCTTGACTTTATCGGCATATGGAATGAGGTAAAGAATATTACCAAAAAGGTTACATTCAGCATCTCCATCCAAACCCGCACAAATGACAATCTTATGTTCTTTATTGACCCATTTTGGTATTTCTTCCAATAAATCTTTATCAAAGAATTGACATTCATCAACTGCAATGACATCATAATCTGATACATCAATTGTGGAGAGAGAATCCGTTTTGAGTTTGTTTATATGATCGGAAAGATGAAAATTACTACTACCATGTTGCGAGAATTTTCCGTCATCGTAGGTGCCAGAACTTTCTACCCGTTCATCCTTCAGATGGTTGACGACTACACATCTCATTCCTAAATCGGCATATTCTGCGATCCTTTCCGCCATTTTAGTACTTTTACCTGACCACATGGGTCCGAAAAATAGTTCTAAATATCCGCATTTTTTACAGTAACTCATTTTCTAATTTCTATTTCATCAATAGAAATGCGAAAAGAAACTTCATTTATTTTACATATAAATTTTACGTTTTACGTTTTACCTGAAGTAGAAAGAAAATCAGTAGATGAAGAAGAAAAACTTGCAGATTTACCGGATACTGAATCCGAATCTTCGAGGAATATAGAACCGCGGTCTCAATCCTCTCAGCAATGCACGTAAACGTTTTCTATATGTTAATCTTGGCACTTCCGAATTATAATAACCGTTATTAGATGATATATAAACCATATATTTATATTATTAAACATTATTGTTATTAGCATTATTATTAACCATAATAATAATAATAATAATAAATGAAACCATTATCTCATTAGATACTTCTTAAACATGAGTTGGATTGATGATATTGCAAATGAAGAGAACTTTTGGTTGTATAAACAGTTATTCCCAGATGGATTCCGAGGAGAAGTAATATACGATCAGCCGTATATTGTCAAGCTCTATGATTTTTTACGACCGGATGAGGTGGAGTTTTTGATTGACATGGCTAAAGATAAATATTCTAGAAGTACCATACTGATTGATGGGAAATTAACGTACAATTCACGCAGAACAAGCCAGACAGCTATATTGACGGATAATGGATGTTGGGAAAAAGTTACTCATCCAGAAATTGAAGCTATTTACAGGCGAGTGTGTATTTTACTTAGCTGTTCTAAACGACAGCTTGAGGGTTTAATGTTGGTAAGATATGAAGAAGGAGAGGAATTTAAAGAACATTATGATTACTTTGAAGCTGGAGACGAAATGGCACTTGATAACGGAGGACAACGTATTGCTACATTTTTCGTGTGGCTGAACGATTTGGAAGAAGATGCAGGCGGAGAAACAGAATTTACCGAATTAGGAATTAAATGCATTCCAGATAAAGGGTGTGCACTATTTTGGTGGAATCAATTCGGTGACAGTTTACTCCTAGAAACAGCACATCGAGGATGTAAAGTTAAAAAGGGCGTTAAATATGGATTGAATATATGGGTGCGATATCCGGGGTGGTAAATAGATTTTGATTTTGAATTACACCTAAATGCAGATACACAAGGATAATATTCATCTTTTACTAATATTGTAGATAAGTTTATCCAAAGTCGATGTTAGCTAAGACGATGATTTAGTGGCCAAAGTAAGTTCTACATAAACGTAAAATCTGTGTCAAACCGAACTGATTTTTTTATAGATTAGTTTATCGGGAAAACATGAAAGAATCCAGCGTTCGATTTACACCTAAGTTTGTCCTTAAGAATATTAATCCTAAAGAGATTATGAAGCAATATTTGGAGGGTAAATATGAAAATATTGAACTTCCGAAGTCTAGAATCAAATTTTCCGACGTCTTCCATATTACTACTCCTGGTTATGGTTCTTCCCCTGAAGAATCTAGATATCAATTCAAAGACAAAAATAATACTTCTATAGTAATCGTTACATCCAATTGTCGTGATTATGATATCTTCAAACGAGCTTCACATTTTGGAGAGGGAGGTCGATGTGATTGGTGTAAGAGAGATTTTGACAATGAACCAGTCCGCATTCCTATACGAAAAGAGGAATTTAAAAAGGGCGACAAGACTTATTATTTTTTCTGGTGTGAGGACGAATGTTGTGATTTTTCTTGCGCCTTGGCACATACTATTCGCGAATCATATCGAGATCACCTCTATAAATGTGCAGAAGATTATTTACTGCTTTTATTTCGCCTTTGTTATCCCGGAGAAGTTTTAGTAAAAGCTCCGTGCTTCCGTTTGTATAAGGGGAATAAAGGTCCTTTAAACGACGAAGAGTATAAAAAACATCTATATAAATATCGTAGAACAACAAATGTGATTTTATTTCCAGCCAAAGTTGAGTATATACAAGAACAAATAGCTTAAAACTGTATTTAAAGCTCAAAAATGTATTGGTATGGTGTATGGGTAGCGATTCCGGTGTTTTTAGTTTCCTACTATTTGTTCCGGCGCTATCAAAAGTCTATTCAAAACATGATGATGGAAGCCTTTGTCGCTTTTATGATTCGTGTAGGAACATCTATATTCATCGACAAAAAACCAGTTCGAGTAGAAAAACGTTATGCTTGCATTCCATATAAATATCATGGAGTAGAATATAACATTTACGTTCCGTTCTCAAGATCCTCAAGACGTAAGATGATCAACTCTAAAATTTTCCTGTTGAAAAATGGGGTTGAAGAAGAAGAACTTGTCCAGCAACCTGGGTGTTGTTTTTTGGTCACCGCTTCCATGTTAGGAGGTCAAAGTATCAAAATTGTCAATACTGATACAGGAGAAGAGAAGATTTTCGGGGAAGATGATATTCCTGTATTCTAAGATTTATATAAATGCTCAAACCATTTATATATTATTTGAAAGGTATACAATCTTTTTACAACATTTACGCGGAAAACCAGTTCTTTCCATAGCTGATAAAGGTGATAGATTGTCCTGGTTCAAGCGTTATATTTGTGTGGTTAATATTGATATGATTTTCAGGAGCGGATACTATTGTATGTGAACCTTTATCGCGAGGAGCACTAATAATCAAAACATTTCCTGGATGAATTTCTCCATGTTCGTCTTCTGGGACAACATTACTCAATGTAGGTAGTTCTATAATCAAGGAATATGGGGCGGCCACGATTATATAATAATCCTCTTTGGATAATTTAGAATCTTCAATTATCAACCTTATGTTCATACCGGCACCAGCTCCACATTCACAATTGCATTCTCCAACCAAACCTTGAATGCCTTGCACACCACGGGGTCCTACAGGACCACGTTCCCCTCTTTCCCCTTTAATTCCTTTCACACCAGGAGGACCAGGATTTCCTTGTGCCCCGGCAGAACCTTGAGGTCCTTGAGGACCTTGAGGTCCTTGAGGTCCCTGTTTTCCTTCCTGACCTCGAATTCCTTGTGGTCCTTGTGGTCCTTGTGGTCCTTGTGGTCCAGGTTTTCCATGAGACCCAGCTGGACCCCTTTCCCCTCTTTCTCCTTTAGGACCCCGTTTACCTGATAGACCAACAACACCTTGTATACCAGGCGGGCCTTGAGGTCCGCGCTTACCGATAACACCTTTACCCCCACAAGGACCACATGGGCCTGGTTTTCCTTCTTTTCCTTTTGGTCCTCTTTCTCCTTTAGCTCCTCTAGGACCAACTGGACCTAAAGGTCCCTTTTCCCCCGGAAAACCTCTAGGACCACCTGGTCCTTGTATACCTCTAGGGCCTTCTGGTCCAGGCGGTCCTAGAGGTCCTTCTCTATAACAAATTTCTTCTTTGTAAGTTGTCTCCTTACGTTTATCTTTTTTCTTACTCTTTTTGCGACGATTTTTCTTATCACTCACCGGATATATATAATCTGAAGCATATGAAATCCCACTATCATCAGAAGACGATAATTGGTATTCTTCATGATTATTTAAATCATACCCAGATTTACGAGGCATTATTTTTGAAAGCAAGTAGAAAAAAAGTCGCTGAAATATGATAATGAATAATGGTTTATTTAAAACTCTTTAAGGCGATTTTTCGCAATAATAACACCAATTACGTTTTGCATTAGAGTTAAATTGATCCTTGCTTATACCACATCCTCCACTTTCTTTACATAAATTGGCTTGAAATTCGTAACAAGGCGTTCCTTCAGGAGCGTTTTTGCAATCCGCTCTTGTGTTCCAATTGGAAATACACTTAGAATAATCTTGCCTTTTATACCCAGAAGGCGGATCTATTCCTTTGTTGCAAGAAGAACATGAGGCGTTTTTGGGACAAGATACGGGGATACACAAGCCTATACTATTGCATTGTTCGGTGCTTCCGCAATCACTATCTTTAGCGCATAGAGGAAAGGGTTGACAAAAGTCTCCAGGACCACAATATTCATCTTTCACTGGACAATCTCCGTCTTTAGTGCAATTCACTTTTTCCACACATTTTCCAGATTTTTTATCACATACTTCTCCTTCTTTACATTCTTTACCGGATGTACAGAGATCTGGTTTTTCATCTTTTTTACGCTTCACCCAGAAATACCAGCCAATTGCGAATCCCGCAATTAGAAGAAACATTAAGAATATGATGACAATCCATACAACAACACTACCCTTCTCACTCATATTTATGTAGATCGATATAAAATCTGATTTGCAAAGTTAATTTAAGTAATTCAAACAATTATTATTCTTAGAATGAATTGGTTAATAGATTCTATTCTTAGTTGGTCTTTCTTTTGGGTAGTCTATTATGTAATTTCGCTATTCTTTGATTACAAAATAAAATCCATCAATCAAGTGACGTGGGATGATCTTCTGCATACAGTATCTCGTAATATGTATTTAACATCCCTCTTTCAACCTATTTTCTTTTATATTATTCCTTATGGAATTTTAAACCCACAATATACCGTATATCGATTTATTATATCCGCAATTGTTGCAGAAATTATCTTTTTCCATACTCATAAACTGCTTCATTGTAAATCTCTCTATAAATATCATGAAAAACACCACCGTTTCATTGAACCTTGTGCTTTATCAGCCTTGTATTGTTCGGGTCTAGAAGCGATATTCTCCAATCACTTATCTATTGTGGTGGGACCCTTGATTACAGGAATGCAAACCACCGAAATTGTGATTTGGTTTGGCTTATGTGCTTTAAACACCCTCAAGGCTCATTCAGGATTCAATCGAGATTATTTTAACAGTCGTTATCATGATTTGCATCATTCAAAACGATCAGTTAATTTTGGGTTTCTCTATTTGTTAGATATCTTCCATGGAACTTGCGAGCTTCCTCAAAAGAATGAAAGAATAATACAGAGATGACCGGAAATTTTGAGATCAAACTTTATGATCTTTTTACGTTCTCTGATTTATTTTAATATGATATTAAAATAAATGACTACTTTTTGGGATTTGCCTCCAGAAGTTATAGCTAAATCTCTGGAAAATTTAAGTTTTGCACAAATGTATAACTGGTGCAAAAACAGCAAACGTGGTGATGCATTATGCAGTGATAATACTGATATCATAGGACAACTTTTTGAAGAGAAATATCGAAATGAAGTAATTGGTACTGTCAATTTGACTGGAGGTTCTTTCGGTGAAGATTATTTAAGTATTTGTTGTAATTTATGGAATATGCAGGATGATAATCCGTTTACTTTGGAAGTTGGCATTATAATGAATACTTATATATATGTAGCCAGAGAAATATTGGCTTTTGATGTTGAGAATGATGTATATACATTATGGGAAATAAATATGGGAGATGTCGATGGAACTATAATTGTAGACCCGGATCAGATTTTGGAGGTCCAGATTGAAATAGGAGAAAATAACGTTTTACTTCTCGGTATTGATTTGCTTAAAACTATCTTTAGAATAGCTCTTAAACTTCACGAAAGGGGTATTTATGAAGACGAAGGATCCGTTTATATATTAAAAAATCTATCTTCCGTATTAAATTTGAACATTTTTTGACATTTAGTTTAGTTCCTTTTGAGAATTTGAATTTACACACACGAATATATATATATATATATTCGTATACGATATACGAATATATCTAATTGTAGACATCATTTAGTTAAAATCCGTGTCTATGTTTGTAATAGTAATATCCACCACCAAAAAGTACAATTAGAAGAATAATAACGAGAACAATACCTGCAATGGTAACTCTATGGTCATTGTATGCTCTCGATGTTTTTCCAGAACTTTTAGCATTTCTCTTAGAAGCAGGCAAGGCAATTCTAAGACGATGGCAAGAGATGAAATCCGAAGAAACTTCTTGATAGGAAAGACCATCAGAATGTTTAACCACTTTGACTTCTTCAATACCCATACTTTCTAGTTTAGCAATCTCTGCGTTGGTAAGACCAGAAAAGTGGAATTTATCGTTCACAAAGATATAAGCTTGTTTATTATCCATCACTCTGTGTACCGTAGACAAAGTTTGGTCTCCATTATAAATTACACAAGTGTACTCGCAAGGATAGTAACCTTTGCACCCACCTTCCGGGTGCAAACCTAATAGACATCCCAGAGAACACGATTGATTTCCTGGGAAATCACTTGGTTGTTGACATTCACAGAAATAAGCACCTACAGTTCCAATACGATATCGATGTTCATCAGCACAACGGAACTCTGAAGTAATCATTTCATGCAAATACCGGTAAGCCGGTGTGTTAGCTAAAACCTCAATTAAATCATGAAGAGATAAGAATTTTTCCTTGATATCACCACGTAAATCGCTTATATTATCGGTAGCATGATGATCGCGAAGTTTCCGTGTTATCTTTCTAGCATTACCCAAATCAATTTCGATATCTGCTTCTCCCTTCTTACCGGAAAGAACAATTTTATCTTTCCCTTCGAACCGGACCTTGGAGTCTTTCTTACGTCCCTTTTCGTAAAAGGATTCTTCTTCATCAAAGAAAAAATTACTTGATTTCCCAACACGAATATCTCTAAAGTGGGAAGAGTCCAAAATAATAGACCTTTTATTCTTTGTCATTTATGATGGTTCAGAAAAAGTAGAAGGAAGAAATAATTTCTGGATTTGGTTTTAAAAAAATGATTTTGAATAAAGCGTCTGGATAGTAAAATAATCTTAACCACATTAAATATGGATCCCGAATACGAATATGATACGGAATTGACGCTTATTTATAAAGCGGCCTCCGATCATGGTATTCCAGCGAATTTCTTTTTATTACGCCCGTATACGGATGAGGATGAGGATGAAGAATTTAAAGGAACTCAATATACAGTTATAGAGTCATTGAGCAATGTTATACGTAAATTATTTAACGAGGATAAATCGCTTTCAGAGATATATCAGCAATTACAAGAACTTTCAAGTCTTCCTATTTCACCCGAAGATGTAGCTATGATTTATCTAGATATAACATCTCCTATTAGGGAAAAATCCCATAGTAAATTTAAAAATAAGAGATTTCTAGATTCTATTTCTGAAGTCGTAAAACTATATAAGGAAACCAATACTGGAATTCCTAATGTATCTAGAAAAAAGGAATTTGATGAACAGGGAAATCCGGTCAGGGGAGCTATTGAAGGTATTTATATGAACTTTATCTCGTGGGATAAGAAATTTAGAGACAAAGTGGAAGAAGCCCATATTATAGCTCAAAACATTAGAAATTTACACGAAGACATTTATACTATCTCCAAGGGACAACCTTACGAATATGGTCCTATAATCAGAAAATCAGAACATATTACTTATAAAGGTTACAAGTTGACAGAGGGAGTAGAACCGGAAGAGATATCAATGAGTGAAACAGGCTCGGTTGATTTTCCACCTTCTACACCTATAACTATTGATGATGGGTTTCTTTTATTCAATAATGCTTACCTTTCTGAAGATGTCCCTTTTTTGCAGTATAATACTTTTGAGAAAGGTGTTATGAAGAGCTACTACAAGATTTTTAGAGGGGAAACCATTGATAAAGAACCCAATTATAAGAATATAATCATTCCTACAGAAGAAATCACAAATCCAAATACAATCTATTTAAAAGTTTGGTTTCATCATCCAAGCGAAACTATTCATTATCCTATTCATTTGGCTGCGGCGAGTTCTTTTATTACAATAGAATACAACCTAGAAAGAAACCGACTTTCATTTGAGATTCCACATACTAAAGACTTGGAAGGTGAGGTGGAATCCGATATCATTGACGAATATGGAGTGGAATCCATAAGCGAAGGAATCATAATGAAAGCAATATATTCAGCTTTAAATATATTAGAGCTAAAAGATCGGGAAGAAGAAAGAATTAAAGCTGACATATTAATATATGGTCCAGAATTAGATTGGGCGACTTTTTCTTATGCTGTTTCCTTACATCCTATCCTTAGACGTTTTCTCTATATAGAAGAAAGTACACATCCACAATCTCTTAAGAATCAACTTAGCGTTCGTTATGATCCTTATCCTACCAATGAACCGGAAATTCCTGAAAATCTCAAACAAAGCAAATTTATAAGTAAACATGGGTTAAGTGCGACTATTAAACAACACCATACCGTTCCTGGTGCAATGTATTCGTTTTATAATCCAAAAGAAGCGAAAATAGTAGAAATGGGTTTTGAAAATCCTACACCTTATATATCTCTGAGTATCAGTAGAACGGCTAATATTAAAGCTATAGAAGAATTTCTGAATATGTTTATTTATCTTCTACCTATTTATACCGAGATTAAACCGAACATAATCGAAAATTACTTTCGTTATTTAACAAGAGGAGAAAAATCATTGTTATTCGAGGAAGAAGAAGTAGAAGAAGAATTAGAAACTGGGGGTTTGATCAATTTGAAAGCTATCCTTCCAGAGCTTACAAAAGGTGGTTTTGCAAGAGCTTCACAAGGAACTCATAAACCGAAAGCCATAAGAAAAGAAGATATACCGAATTGGGTAAAAGAAACATTCAAATATCACAATATGGATTATCACAAACAAGTGCTTCCTTTTCCCAAACCAGCATCTACTCCCAAATTAGGATCTGTCATTTTGGTTGGATATATAGATGAACAAGTACAATATCTCGTTCAATCGCCAAAGGGAGAAACAGAATGGAAACTACAATCCGCCGTCGAAGGCAGATTTTTAGAACCAGAAGCTTGGGTTATTTGCCCTACAGATGAAGATCCTTTCATAGGTGTAAAAGAAAACAAAGTTCCCACTACAAAAGAACGCTATCCTTACATTCCCCATTGTTATAATAGCCCCCAAACAGATCCATACCGAAAGGGGGCTGTCACAGGATACCAAGAATACTATTTGGGGGTAAAAGAAGGAAAACCAAGAGGAAAAGCCGAAAATATTCTAATTACTGATAAAGTGCTTAAACCTGGTGGAAAAGGGAAATTAAACCCTATATTGGTAGAGAAAATACTCAACCAATATCCAAAGAAGTCACCTAATGCAAATTTTTATCGTTATGGAGTCCCACAAACACCAAACTCTTTGTTACATGCTGTCCTGGAAGCTCTTGGAGACCCAGAATACCTAAATTTGGAGAATGATAAATTGAAAGAACAATATGTAAAACAAGTGAGAAAGTATTTAGCTAGTCAAATTTACCCAGGATTGCTTAAGCAAGAATTGTATGATCGTCCCTTGGAAGAAATTTTTAGAATGTTATGTGATGTTGATACATTTTTTGATCCTTCCATCTTTTATCGAGCGCTAGAAACAGTGTTTAACATCAACATTTATACTTACAGTTATATCTTACAAGATGACGGAAGTGGACAACCCGAACTTGTCATCCCTAGACATAAAATATTTCATACCCAGCCTTACCGACCGAGACCCACTATTCTTATACTAAAAAATTGGGGCGGAGCCACAGATATGTTGGAATACCCTCAATCAGAATTGATTATAGAAGAAATAAAAGGTTCAAAGTCGGTCATGGTCTTTGGAGAAGAAATGGGAAGAATTAATTATAATGTTCTTCGCGAAACAGCAACTACAATCACTTGGAAGTTCTCTAAAGATGGTCAATTTGAAGCGCATAGCAATATATATTCAGAAGATGGAGATCAATATTCAAATCCCGATTATTCAGATTTGATTGATCACCAAGGACTCTACCAAATGTTGGACGATTATGGAAAAATGCGGGGATTGATCTTTTCCTCCCAAGAAGAGAACGTAACGATGTTTTTTAACCCTTCTCAACCAGTAAATCTTCCTCTTCATCCCGGAGAGCGCTTAGCATCTTGTGATGATGTAACACAGGAATATAATGAAGACGGCCCCATAGCCAGATGTTCGGCAGACACTGCCATTTCCATTTTTGGCTCTCCTTTCTCGATCACCAAAAATCAGGAAGAATTGGTAGATGGAATGTGGTTTGGAAAAGAAACACAAGTTTACGTTCCCATAATTCCGATTTTAAAGTATGAAGATTTACCAGTGGGTGAACCTAATCCTTTCGAAACAAATACCGATACATCAGTCTTGAGATTGGAGAAAATGAAACGGGATTTAGATATGATTCAGCAAATTATATGGTGGTTGTATCTAATCCCACAAAAAGAAGTCGAGGGTAAAGTATCTCCAAATCCGCGGTTCTTTGAATTTGCAGAAAAATATTTTACTTGGGATGAATCAGAGGAAAACATAGATAGTGCCTTGTATTATAACTTGAGCGGAATTGAAAGGAATTTTCCCAATGTTAAAAGTGTGGAAGAAGCTATATCCATTTTATCTATAGAAGAAGGAAGTATATTAGAAGAAGAGGAAAGGGAATCTTCCCCTTTCTTCCACCCTTTATTCAAAGACGGGAAGATTCATTACTACAACCACAACTTTTACATTAAAATGACAGAATGGCTCCGGAGAAAAGTTGAAATCTCAGTAGGTTTTGAAGTGGATCTACCCAAGGTAATCCAAAATTATTATGCGACGGCAAAAGATTTTCATCCCCAGTTATATGTATCCGTTTTTGTCGGAAAAACGGAACTCAAGAAATGGCTGGAATCCATTTTATCGGGCAATAAAATACACGAAATACATAATAAGATCACTCCTTCACTCACATTGAGTTTAGAACCATTTATTTTCCAAGATATAACGGATGGAAAAATTTACCTCATTCAAAATGTTGTTGGAGGATCTAAAAATAGAGCTTTAAACGTTGCTTGGACATGGAATGTCCAAAAACTCAATCTTGGTGGTAAAGCCCCACCCACTACCGAGAACTACCCTCATCTTATTTATGGAGACTCGATTTCTGGACTTATTCTATTAGAAGAAAATCTTACAGGAGGAGAGATTCCTATTCGTTATCAACACCTTCCGGTTATTTTCAGTAGATCTACTGGCAAGAAGAAGAAGAAAACATCACCCCTAAGAAAAAATTCATTCTATCTACGTTTATTACAATATAATTTAACTGGAACTCGCCGTTACGCAGCTATGTTGGAATTATTGTAATGATTATAAGTATATGTAGATATGTAATAAATATTACATATTTTTACTCAATAGACTATTGAATCGTTTAGATAGAAAATTCATATTTATCTCCTTTCTTTTCTATTTTCAACTTCTTCATCACCAAAAGACGGACACGCATCCTGAAATTAGGACTATTATATCTAGGATCTGGTTCGGTATCTTCTACGTAGCTAGTATGACTATCGAGATATTCATCTGCTTCGGAATATTCTTCTTCCTCAGAATAAAATTTAGATTTTTGCTGGAAGGGATCGGTATTTTTCAAACTAAATATCATTCTAGTTCCTCGAAGTTTAGAGAATACTAAACCTACTTCAGCGTCCAATGAAACACAATTATCGGCTAAAGAATAAACATTATACCCAGCCACGGCAGGTGGAGATGAAAGATGATACCAAGATTGCATACGTTCAAAATGAAGAGATTTCATTTGATTGATACGGGTTGTTTTTCCATATTTAAGAGTTATATGTTCGATTGGGTTCCAACCTTGATACAGATTCGTGGAATCTGTAGTATAATTAGAATAATTGCGCTTGTCTGTAGAATCTACATTCTCTGCTACCCAAAAGATAGCTTTGCAAGGTGTTTCGCAATAAAGATCTACAACGGCAGATTTTCCGTATTTTTCAGAGTTGGTTTGATCGCAAGCCACAACATCGTTGATATATAAAACTTTACCTTCACTATCATTGCAACTAGTATTCCATTCAACTTCATTATCCGTGACATATGCATAGCAACCCCACATTTCGGGTCTTTTGAGTTTGCTTACCGGACTTACACCTTCCAAAACGGTAAAATCTACATCTTTCATTTCCATCCATACTTTGTCCCCGTTTTTATCTGTTACGGCTTTTGCCATACGTAGAAGATCGGCTACTCTATTATTCATTTCATAGACATGGGATATCGAAGTATCCTTACTGCAAAAGTAAAGAGGAAAGGCGCAGCCGGTATCTTGAGCGTAAGGCCAAGGTTGATGAAGGGAAGTTTCGTAAAACGGAAGTTCATCTGTCCAATTCTCTAGAAATGGTACATTGCCTACATTAATGTTATGATGATCTCTAAATCCAGGTTTCATAAAATATTGATAATATTCATCCAGCCAGATATGATCAAACCATCCAAAAGGATCGTCATCTACATCAAAACGAGCTTGTTTAATAGTATTAATAGCTAGATTATGAGGCCAGCACACTTTATACTGATCTCGGAATTCAGGTTTAATTCGAATAGAAGGAAAAGCTTGAACAATATAAGTATACTTGAGATAATGAAATGTGTTATTGGCCTTGAAAACGTAGTTGTCATCATCCAAGGAACAAGGAATTTTAACTAGAATATGAGTATACCAAGTAGATTTCTGGAATTCATGGTAGAAGACAGAAGTAATGGGTTCTGGGTTCCCTTTATCATCTACAGTAGGCTGATGAATTTCTTTTTGAAATTCAGTGATAGAATTCAGTTCCAACTTGGCCACAGATGTCATTGTTTTCTAAACGTTCAAATCTGTTTAAGAGATTTGGTCTGCGCGGGTTTTAGTATTAGCAATACCTAGCAAATGCGTCAAAAAAACCAAAAATTTGATAGGAAATAATCTAAAGTATCACATTGCAAATTGAAAATGGCAAACCGTAAGGATCATGATGAATATTCACAGGAACTTGCGTGTAAGATAGAAGCTCTTTTAAATATCTATGAAATGATGCCCAAAAATATGCCTAAAGGATCCGTTATCCAAACTGAAACTGAGAACGGACGTTTACTGAACATATCCAAGAAACAACTAAAAAACAAAAAGAAAGAGCTCCTACAAGAAGTAAGGAAAGATTTACCCAAAAGACTTAAACATGCTTCAAAGAGAACGAGAGATGTTAAACCTTCTGATTTCAAAAATGTTTATACACCTGTAATTGTTGCAGATGCTATCCGAGAATTTATAAACAAAGAAGATTTTGGGCTTGTGGATCCTCAAGATCCCTCTTCAGGTAAACTTATTGATCAATTACCATGTATCCAAAGAGGTTATGGTCTCCGAAACAGTTTTCAGTTGTTGTGGTACATAAGTATTGACGTGAATTCGTTGAAAGATGAAGAAGATAAAACATATCTGCATCCTAGCCAAGCTATGAAAGATGCATTTTCAACACTTCCGACTTTGTATATTAATGAAGTAGAGGAAGGAAAGATTAAAACAGTATCTAACGAGAAAAGACTTACGACGTTTGACGTGTTGGAATATCGAGTAAATACATTAGACGAAAAAGAAGAAGCATTTGATAGAGAAAAATTCAAAATTTATTTCTTTGCTACTATTCTTTCATTGAACGTTTTTAAATCTTCGGAACTACCTGAAGATTCAAGGAATAGTCTAAAAAGCGATAGTGTAAGAGAACGACTTCTCAAAGAATTTGAAATCATTAAAGAAGCTAAAGATAAATGGAAAGAACTGAACAAAACCAACACAAGAGATTAAATTTAAGTCTCATATTTAGATAAAATATGAGAAAATAATTAAAATCGCACTTTGCGAAAAATCAATTGACAATGAAGTAAATTATGGAGGTCCTGTGAATGGGAGTGTATCTTCTTCTTTGAGAGGAGGAACTATGCCATATCCTCCAGTGATTGGATCTTGAAGCAGTGGTATTTCGATAGGTGAATAGGTAAACAGAATAAGAATAAAAATATAAAATAATAGCGCCACAAATGCAATCATATTTAAAGTATTTGAAACTGGAGAAGTTGTAAAGACTAAATAGGAGACAATAAACGCAAGAATAACACCTAAAATGAAGATTAAAATATCAATGGTTAAATCATGTTCTCTCGTGAGTGCTCCAATGTAGGTATAGAAAGCAAAAACAATAAAAGCAGAGCCAGAATATATACCCAATGTAATACCTGGGATAAAATTGTTAATACATCCGCTCATACTTGCCCTAACAATGAGCATATACAATAAATATGGAAAAACTAGCAGTTTTAAATGTTCCCAGGTGCTTTCATTTACCGGAACAATGGAAGCTAACACAGTATTCCTTCCACTAGACTCAAATAAGAAATGGAAGATAGTTCCTAATATGGTCACGAAAAATACACCCACAATTGAGTAAACAGATAAGGTTTCTCGTGATGGAATGATAGTCATATTATTTTATAAAGCATAGAATAATTAGATCTAACAATATTAGACGAAACACTGGAAAGCAAAACGTGAATATCGCGTGAATTACATTTCATCTGGAGAACTATTACATGAGAGTGTAGATAGTTTCAAATAAACTAAAAATTTCTTAATACTTAATGTTAAGTATTAAGTATTAAAATGTTATTACTGTTATTTCTTTTTGCAAAGGTTTAATAATGACCCCATCCACCTCGACAAGCCATATAGATAATCCAAACAACAATTACAATGATCAAAGCAAGCACAATGGATGCTAAGAGAACCTTGCCAGTATCGACATTGCCATCTTCATCCAAAGCCCAAGCGGGTTTGAGAGAGAAGATGATGAGCCAGACAATCACAGCGATGATAATGAACCACAGCGCAGCCCATCCAACGGATGAGTATCCATGTCCATGACCATGACCGTGGTGGAGGTGATCCATGTCACAAGGATCGTCACAAGCAACTTGTTCAACATGTTTTGTTGTCACAACTTCATGGCATTCTTTGAGCGGTTTACATACGCGAACTCGACTAACTTCACAACCTTTATTGTCCATTTTATTACCATTATATAAATTCATTCCGGAATTTCTTAAATCTTCACCTAATTTTTGAGAACGAAGAGAATAAATACGACTGCGTGTGCTCATTTTCTTAAAAAGAAAAAAAAATTTTTTATGTTCTTGTATTTTTGTTATTTTTTTCCCAATCAAAAAAATAAGCATTCTTTATATTTTTTTTGGCATTTTTGCGAAAATACATCGTGGGGTATAAACCTAAAGATTTTTTTAAGCGATGTGGTATTTTTGTAAACTTATCCTCAACTTAAAACTTCTAAAAGGGTAATTAAATCTATGTTGTCGGAAACGAACGATCAAGGAATTCTCGTTCCTCCTGTTCTTGACACAAAACCTTTTGACATCAAATCATCAACCTCAAGAAAACATAAAAGAACTAGAGCTTCAGTTATCGAAAAGAACAGGAGGAACGGTATGGCTACGAGTCCTAGAACGAGATCAAATCCTTCGAAAAGATATCCTTTAAGCCCTCGTGACGGAACGCAGATAATAGTCAATGGACAAACAGTAGATAGGGATAGTATTGACCCCATTGTAATTCCTTCACCGTTACCATCTCCAACACTACGTCCGAATTCTCCACGTGCGGCTGTACCCGGGATATCGAGCGTTCCTCAAAGTCCAAGAAAATCTCTTTCTCCCAATTCACAAAGAAGATCACCAAATAGAATTGTTCCTAGATCTCCCGGATCTCCCGGATCTCC